CCTACACACCTATACTGCTAAACTTCTATTCAACAAGCAGGAGATTAGCAAAGAAGAAAGACAGATTGCGAAGGCTGTATCCTTCCTTATTGTCTATGGTGGTGGAGCATTCAATCTCAGCGAGACCATGCATATCCCCATGAAACGCGCTGAAAAGATTATCAAAGATTATGAGAATGTGTACCCTGGCATCTTCTCATATATGGATCATGTGAATAACTATATCAAACAGAATGGGTATGCCTACACTATCTTTGGCAGAAAGAGAAACCTTCCTGATGTGTATAGTAAAGATCGTCAGGTAGTAAACAGAGCCCTTCGTCAAGGTCTGAACTTCACGATTCAAAGTTCTGCATCTGATATTCTACTGACCTCACTACTAGGTGCATCGCGTAGATTCAAAGAAGCTGGGCTAGAAGCCACTCCTGTAGCAACCGTCCATGACTCGATTGAAATTATTTGTCCAAAGGAAGAGGTCAAGAAAACCGTAGAGATCCTCTATGATGAGATGGTCAACTACCCTACCATCAAAGAGGTATTCAATATTCACTTTGATGTTCCCCTAGCTATTGACATTGAGGTGGGAACCTCCTTCGGAGATGGAGAAGCGTATGAGCTTTAATTATCGACAATATCTCGCCCCTGAGTGGGATAAGCATTGGTCCAAGCTACACTCTCTTCGCGGAGGTGCTAGGGCCAAAGCTATGACAAAAAGTAGGCAAGGTAAGTCTCTTCCTTATGAGATGTCTAAGACTTATCTCAAGTACGTTTATTGGAAGCAGAAAGGGCTATGCGCTGTTTCTGGAACTCCGCTACGGCTGGAATATCTCTTCATACCTTACCACCCCCTAGCACCCAGCAAGGATAGACTAGACAACGATCCTGATATTGGTTATACCGCAGGTAATGTACAACTTGTTGTGCGTCTAATCAATCTGGCAAAAGTTCAAACATCCAACGAAGATTTCAACGAAGCATTTTATACCGTAGTCGATTATGCAAAGTCCAAAATTAGAAGTCCTAAACTATACACCTGATGGCGACCTTCTTGTTGTAAACGCAGCAAGGTGTTCGTTCGATAAAGAGCATGATACATTCGATGAAGAAAAGGATACCAGACTCATCAACTACCTTGCGCGGGAAGGTCATGTCCTTCCTTTTCGTCATCCAAGCGCAACTCTTCGTATTCATGTTCCTATATTTGTGCTAAGGCAGATTTCTAAACACCAAGTAGGTTTTTCGTGGAGTGAGGTGAGTCGTAGATATATCTCTTCTGAACCTGAGTTTTGGTATCCAGAAGAAGTTAGAACACGACCTGAGAATATTAAACAAGGTAGTATTTCGGGTGGTTGGGAAACAAAACCTGAAAAGCTTGAAGAGTCTTTGAATCTGTTTTCTGAGTCCAAGGAATCAGGTCTACGCATATATAATTCTCTTCTAGATGCTGGGGTTGCACCAGAACAAGCTCGCGCTGTCCTACCACAGTCCATGTATACGACCTGTGTGGTCACAGGAACGCTTCTTGGCTGGCACCACCTCTACACACTCAGGACAGAGGAACATACGCAGAGAGAGACGCAGGAGTATGCTCAGGAGATAGGTAAAGTAATGTCTGAAATATTTCCTAGAAGTTGGGAGGCGCTATGTTCACACTAGTAATTGGGGATCTTCACTTTGAAGATAAGCCTAGGGGTATGATGCAAGCACAAGCTCAAGCTATCATACAAATTTGTAAAGATAGACTAGGCTCTTGTGACAAGGTAGTTTTCCTTGGTGATCTGATGATGCACAGAAACCCAAGACCTACTGTTCTCTTAGCTCTCAAGGAGATGCTAGATCAGATTGTGGAGTTTGGTTACGAGGTACATATTCTTCGAGGGAATCATGATAGTGTAACTAAAGCAGATGATGGGGTAACGGCTCTTTCGCTGTTTCAAGGTAAACACATTCATGTATACACACAGTATTATGAGGATCACAAGAACAAGTGGGTGTTTATTCCTCACTATGAGGATGAGTCTAGGATTGTTGAGTATTTGTCTAATGCCCCTGATGGTTATACTGTATTCGGCCATTTCGGCTATTATGGTGTTCTCAACTCTGCTGGAGACGCTGATTTTACTCTGTCTATTTCTGATTTCAAGAATCCGACAATCCTTGGACATATTCATAAAGAAGGTAGAAATGGTAATGTTTTCGTTCTTGGAACCCCATACACTACTAACTTCGGAGAAGAAGGAAAAGACTGCTACTACGGAGTACTGGACGGATCTAGACTAGAAAAAGTGTCCTGTGAATATGGTCCAAGACACTTGCTGATCGACTATGACAAGGTAGAGGAAAACCTTGACTGGCTCAACTCAGGTGACTACAATATGGTTCGCGTTGAGGTTGGTACGCTGGACGAAGGTATGAACTCTGTGGCTAAGACTTTGGAACAAGTAAAAGCTCCTGTAGTTGAAATCAAATATAAACCTCTTCTAGACGAGAAAGAAGTATTTACCCCAGACGATAGAACTGTATCTTCGATCATGAGTGATGATCTGATCGAACACTACATCAATTCCAGCAATACTAATATTAGTAAAGAGAGTTTGCTGGAAGGATTGAAACTGATTCATGAAAATCAACAAAGTAGAAATTACTAACTTTTATTCTATCAAGGATGTCAAGCTATCGTTCGACAAGTATAAAGGCATCGTCCTTATCGAGGGACAGAATAAAGATACGGGTGGATCAAACGGCTCTGGAAAGAGTGCGCTTATCGAAGCTGTTGTTTGGGGGCTCTTCGGAAAGACTATTCGTAAGTCTACCGAAGAAGCCCTCGTCAACAATCAAACCAAGAAAGGTTGTGTAGTTCGAGTTACGATCAACAAAGACTATGTAATCGAGCGCGGTAAGAAGCCTGTGTTCCTAAAGTTCTTTCACAAGGATAAGGAACTGACACAGGATAATGCTACGAATACACAAGCACTTATCGAGGAGACTCTCAATACCAACTACAAAATCTTTCTAGCCAGTACAGTCTTTGGACAGCAGAATAACATTGAGTTTATCAATGCTACTCCAGAAGACAAGCGAACTATCATCAAGAACTTTCTGAACTTGGATGATTTGTTTGCCATGCGCGATACCGTAAAGTATCTCAAGTCTCAGAATTCGCAAGGAATCAAAAAGTGTGACACTCTAATTAGTGAACACGAAAAAACTATAAAAAAGTTCGATAAAGAATTAGGAAAACTTGATGAACTCAAGAAGCAAATTGAGAACACAGATGTATCTAAAGCTCTAGAATCGTCTCTTTCGGATATCCTAGAAATTGAAAAATCTAATAACGAAAAAGAATACAAGATCGTAGCTCTTACGCGCAAGCTAAGGGACCTAGATACTAGACAAAAAGAAATTAGATATAAGCTGGAGAACCCTAATGAGACTATACAATGTAAATCTTGCGGTCAAACTGTATCCAATGCCGTTCACCCTAAACGGCTCATGGTGGAATACTCTGATCTTGAATCGGAAATGGAGGAGGCGACAGAGGAGATACAGAAACTCCAAAGCGAATTCAGAACGCCCCCAATCTCCTCCCTCGATTACCATAAAGTTCATGAATACAGAACCCTCAAGAAAGAGACAGAAACTTACGAGAGTTTGAAGTCTGAAACTCTAAAAGATTTACAGAATGCTCATGATGAAAAAGCTGCGCTACTCAGCCAGTATGACATCATGAAGTTCTGGGAGAAAGCATTCTCCGAGCAAGGTATCGTGAAGTACATCATCAAGAATATACTAGACTACTATAACTCTAAGGTAAACTTCTACCTGTCTTACTTATCGCAGGGCAAGTTCTTTATCAACTTCGATGAGGAACTAAAAGAAACCATTACTCACTATGATAGAAGTGTACCTTACATATCTTTATCAGGTGGTGAAAAGAAGAAGATTAGTCTAGCTGTCATGCTTGGATTGCAGGAACTGCTAAAAATGTCACAAGAGCATAATACCAACTTAATGTTTTTTGACGAAGTTGCGGAAAATCTTGACCAAGAAGGACTCGAAGGACTCTACATACTGTTGTCTGAATTGAAGAAAGATAGGAGTTTGTTCGTAATTACTCATAATAATTATCTGAAATCTCTAATGGACAATAGTAGAAGCCTTACTATGATAAAGGAAAACGGTATATCTAAAATCAAAGGAAAATAACTATGGCAAATGTAAATCTCGAAGGTCTTGGACAAGAAATTTTTGAATCACGATACGCCTACCCTGGCGAAACCAAGTGGGCTGAAAGAGCAAAGGTCGTTGCTAGGACGATGGCTTCGGCTGAAAGTGATGAAGACAAAGAGAAAGTTGAAAAACTATTTTATGATGCCATCGGCTCTGGGGATCTAATCCCTGGAGGTAGAATTATTTTTGGTGCTGGTCGTAATAGAGGAAGCCACAACCTTCTGAACTGCTATGTCATTGTCCCAGAAGACAATGTGGATTCTATTGGTAAGACGGTGATGGATATGTACCGTATCTCCTGTGCTGGTGGTGGTGTTGGATTCAATGTTTCCAAAATTCGCCCCAAAGGAGACCACATTGGCAGCGTGAAGAACTCTGCTCCAGGGGCAGTATCTGTCCTAAAAATGATAAACGAGGTAGGTGAGCATGTACGAGCGGGAAAGAATCGCCGCACGGCTCTTATGGGCATTCTCAATGTTACTCATCCTGATCTTCTTGAGTTCCTTGCTGTCAAGCTAGATCATGGTGAGCTAAATAACTTCAACATTTCTGTTGCAATTACTAACCGCTTTCTTGAAGCGGTAGAACTGAACGAGCCTTGGTACTTTAGCTATGGCAATAAAGAGTACCACTCCTACGATATTTCTCGCAACGGAGAAGAGGTTATCAGCGTTATTGGAACCAGCGAAGAGGATGCTCTCATCCGCGCTGAGAACTTTCACAAAGTAAAGTGGACCGACACCTTTGAGATGATCGGTCTTCGGGATATGAAAGCCCGTGAGCTTTGGGATATGATCTGGAAGAACTCTGTGGAGTCTGGAGATCCAGGCATCTACAATATAGATCTCGCCAATTCATACACTAATGTTTCTTACTTTGAGAAACTAGATAGCACCAACCCATGTGGTGAGATCTCTCTTCCTTCTTATGGCAACTGCTGTCTAGGCAATATCAACCTGAGCAACATGGTTCTAGAGGATGGCTCTGATGTTGATTGGAAGCGCCTAGCTCGTACTGTGAGAACTGGTATTCGTTTCCTAGACAATGTGCTTACAGTGAACACTTTCCCAACTGAGGAGTGCAAGCTAGTAGGCGAGCGTTCTCGTCGTATTGGTCTAGGTGTTACTGGTCTTCACTATATGCTTATCAAGCTAGGAATTACTTACGGAAGTGAGAAATGTCTAGAATTTCTTGAGCGTCTTTTCGGAACTTTCCGCGATGAGGCTTACAAGATGTCTATATACCTTGCGCGGGATAAGCAACCCTTCCCCGAGTTTGACTATAAGAAGTATCTGAATGAAGATTTTGCTAAGACGCTACCTGCACGAATCCGAATGCTTATCAAGCGTCATGGTATCAGAAACGCAGTCATGCTCACGATTCCTCCATGCGGAACCATCTCAATGCTACATGGAGTATCTAGTGGAATCGAGCCCATCTTTTCAGCGATGTACAATCGTCGCTGGAGGAGCAACAACATCTGGAAGGAGCAGTTAGTTGTCGATCCACTATTCCAAAAATACTATGAAGAAGAAAAATCATTGGAAGCATTCGTTGGATCTTACGATATCGCCCCAGAGGACCATATCAAAGTCCAGGCTACAGTCCAAAGGTTTATTGATTCCTGCATCAGTAAGACAATCAATCTACCAGCAACTTCAACACCAGAGGAATTCTCACAAGCAGCCCTTGATTATGCGCCTTATCTCAAAGGTCTTACAGTTTATCGGGACGGTTCCCACAAAGAGGCTCCTTTACAAGCAATTGCACTAACGGAGGAAAACATTGAAAAATACATGGGAAGACGAGAAACCGTCGAAATCGGAGTCCAGTCGGGAGATGCCTGCTCCCTCGATGGAGGAGATTGCGGAGCATAAAGAAGAAGGGGAGCAGTTTAGAGAAAAACTTCCTCCCGAGGACTGCCCTTATTGGGAGGAATAACATGGCAATCTACGAATGGATTTGTAGGGAGTGTGATATATTTTGGGAGCGGGATTGTGCTTTAGGAAAAGCTCCTAGCAGAACTCGCTGCCCAGAGTGTAACAAACTTTCTGGTAGGTTTTATGATAACCAGAATGTAGGTGTAGCTTTTGGAAACGATAAAGATTTCCAAACGGTACGAGCTAGGTATAAGAAGCACGCAGAAAAAGGTTTTGATAAGACAGCAGGCGATAGGTGGCTCACTAATCAAATTCAAGAAACTAAGAATGCCATGAACGATGAATCGTTCCGATACAAAGCTGCAAATATTGATTGGGACAAATTTGCTAAAGCCAGAGGGCTAAGAAAGGTTGGTGAGACAGAGGCTAAGAATAAGATGGAAAGAGCCAAAAAACTGACTGGTGAAGCCTATGATAGAGCAAACAAGATGGGCTACAAGGACATAGGATCCAATAAGCTAGACATCACAAAACCCAACAAACAATCATAACAATGGCATACGATTTTTCTGAAAACATTCAGCGTGGTATTCTATACCTGCTGAAGTCCAACAGGGACTTCTACCTACAGATCGTCAATCTGGTCAAGCCAGAGTTTTTCGAGTATCCTAGCCACTCAAAAATCTTTGAGCGTGTGCGTGAGTATTACGAAAAGTACGGTAAGCTGCCTACTGATGATTTCATTATTCAGGATATAAAACCTACTCTGGGTGCTAGGGAGAATGTTTCTGACTATGAGGATGAGCTATCGTACATCAACAATGTAGATTCTTCTACCGTTGGTAACACGGATTACATGCTCGATCTAGTTGAGAACTTTGCTAAGAAGGAGGCCATGAAGGCAGCCATCGCAGATAGCATTTCCCTTATCAAAGAGAATCGTATGGATGAAGTAGAGGTTCTCGTAAAGAAAGCTCTACTAATCAATAGGGATGTGGACACAGGCCAAGATTACTTCGGTGATGTAGTGGATCGGTGGGAACGCATCTTCAACAAGAAGCAGGAAAATAAGTACAAGACTTTTCTCCCTAGCATCAATAAATCCTTAGAGGGGGGTTTGGGTTCCAAGGAATTGGCTATGGTTGTTGCTCCCCCAGGGGTAGGTAAGTCTCTGTTCCTAGTGAACCAAGGCGTACACTCGATGATTGAGGGTAGGAAAGTCTTGTACATTTCTCTTGAGATGAGTGAGGATAAGATCGCGCAGAGATTCGATTCCGTCATGACCCTCATGCCCCAATTCAAACTCAAAGATCCAGCTAACCAACTTACCGTCAAGGAGCGTCTTGATATGTTCAAGACAGAGTTCCCTGGCAGCGAGCTAGTAATCAAGGAGTTTCCCACGGGACAAGCTTCTATCAATACTATCAGAAACCTTCTGGTGCAACTCAAAAACTATGATGAGTTCGAGCCCGATCTTCTGATTGTAGATTATCTTGAGCTTCTGCGTCCCACACGGGAGCTTCAACAGGAGTATCAAGCGCAACAAAAGATTGCTGAGGAACTTCGCGGTGTAGCTATGGAGTATAACTTCCTAGTCTGGACTGCTACCCAAACTAACCGTCAAGGTAGGATGGTAAAAATCATTACCGATGCGGAGCTAGGCGATTCTTATGGAAAGATCAGGACTTGCGATTTTGCTATGTCCCTGAATCAGTCAGAGGAGGAGTTTGATGAAGGCAGGATGCGAGCGTATGTTATCAAGTCTCGAAATGGTAGACCTCGGTTTACGGTTCCGATGCAGGTAGACTATGGTATCCTACGAATGTCAGAAGGGGACGAGGTGTTCTCAGGAGAATAGTATGAAGCAAAAACCTATCCATCCTATGGAGTTTTGTACTGGAGCTAAGACTTATACAATTGAGCAAAGATCTCTTGCAAAAGATTCTGTTCATGGTGATGTAGACTTTTCAAAAGGAGTAATTCGAGTAGATCCAAACCAGTCCTTGGAAGATTATAAGAATACTCTCCTCCATGAAATCATCCATATTGGATATGATATGTTTGGGCTAGGTGATGATGATGAAATGCCAATAGTTCAAAATGAGTTTCTAACCCTAGTTACAGGGAATATGTTGAGATTATTTGCAAATCTAAATCCAGAACTATTTGAATATATTTTCGAGCCCCCTAAATAAGTGGGGTGCTATTATGAAAGATTTAGAACTCAAAGATATCCTAGATAGGAGAAGAATACCATACACGAAGCTATCAGTATACCTAAATGGGCGATGGCAGTTTGTTGGATTGACCAATCCAATTCGAGTAGAGGGTAATCAAAGTTTTTTCCGAATTAGTTACAGGTTTGGTTTAGTCAAACAAACAGTAAATGTTGCCAAAAATTACACTTTAGAGGGGTCTCCAGGGGATTATGTTGCTGTGGATTCCACAGGAGAACTCAGCCTAGTAAAAAAAGATGAATACAAAAGGCTGTTTCCTGTTCTGAATAAGAAGCCCAAGAGGATGCCTGACTCCTCAAAGAAATTGAAGGATCCAAATTATATAACAAAAATTGTTCGAGGATCCTGATCCCCGATCTGTAATACTGTACTATGGAAGACCTTACTGTACTACTCGAAGAGTTTACTTGGGATAACTACAAAACCATTAGCGATGCTGTGGTGAAGTTTGACGAGTATAACATCGACAACGAAATGTTCCGACAAGCATCTATCTATTCGTACTATTATGGACTAATGGGTGCTGCAAAAAAGCGAATGAATGATCTCGATACGGAGCTAGTGCGTCTATCATCTACGCTTCGCCGTGACTACAAGAATGGAACGATCAAAAAGCTGACCGCTAAGGATCTGGACGATCTTGTTTTCGGGGATGAGACTTTCGTAACCGCTCAGAAGGAGGTTAGCGAGGCTACCTTCAAATATGAACTACTCAAGGGACTCGTTCGCGCTCTTGAGCAGAAAAAGGACATGCTGCAACAGGTGTCCGCAAATAAACGAGAAGAAACTAAACTTTACAAGTAATCTCACTATCATACTACACTAACTAAGGAGTAACTAATATGGCTATTGATCTAGACGCACTTCGTCGTAAGCACGAACAACTCAACAACCCTGGCGGGGCTACCAACAACAACACGGACTTCCTCAACAAGTTCTATCAAATTCCCGAAGGCAGTAACGCTGTCCGTATCCTTCCTTGGAAGGATGATGATCGGGAGTTCTATGCGGAGACTAAGATTCACCGCGTCCCTGGTCCTGATGGGAATGTTCGGAACGTTCATTGTCGCAAAGTTCATGGGGAGAACTGCCCTATGTGTGACCTGTACTACGCTCTCTGGAAAACTGGGCGCAAAGAAGACGAGGATCTTGCTCGTCAAATCAAGCCTCGCGCTCGCTACTATATGAATGTCCTAGATCGTGAATCTGGTGACATCAAAATCCTCTCCATTGGTGTGATTCTTTTCAAGAAGATCATCGGTGCGATGCTCGATGAAGACTTCGGTGACATCACCGATCCCCAGACTGGACACGATTTCAAGATCGTGAAAGAGATGGATGGACAATGGCCCAAGTATGACCAGTCTGCCCCTCGACCCAAGGCTTCTCCTCTTGGCTCTGCTGCTGAGGTCGCATCCTGCATGGAAAGCCTCCATGACATCCACGATCTGGTCAAGCTCGAAGACTATGAGGAGGTCAAGCAAGCAGCCCAAGCACTAAGCGGTGTTTCGGCTCCCCAAGGTAACACCAAACAATCCGAGGAGGTCTCGGATGGTGATTACCTCTCAAAACTTCAAAGTTGATTATTATGAGAAGTATTCTAAATCTTATTCTTGTTGCATTCCTTGGTCTGGGAGTCGCTTCATGTGCTGCTCTGGAGAGTTTCTTCGGAGAGGGCGCAGTAATTACCTCAGCCGACCAACTAGCAGAGGGCGAAGAAGCTCCTGTCATCCCTTGGGATACTCTCCCAGAAGAACTACGGGCTCACATTCCAGAAGGCACCGAGGTAGTCGTGGCTACCAAAGAGCAGCTTGTCGAAGATGCAGCTTACATTCCTCTTGGTGGAGAGCTTGATGGTGAGTCCGTTGGCGGCATGATTGATGCTGGCTTTGGTCTACTAAGCACCTTCATTCCATCACTCGCTGCTTGGGAAGGTATCGTAACTCTCTTCTCTCGTCGTAAGCGGAAGAACTATGCCAAAGCCATCAAGGCTGTGGTCCCCACCGATAATAACATCGACCTCGCTGGTGCTGTTTCAGGTGTGGCTGCTGCTCTAGGTCTTGCCCACACCTCTGAGGGTACTAAGGCAGTCTCTGACGCGGAAGACGGAGTTCCTGTAAAAGAAGTTACAGAAACAGCCTAGAAGTAAGATAGTATAGGCTATAATAGGAGGACACCTACCTAGTGCAAGGGTGGGTGTCCTCCACTTTTATATCATGGAAGAAAAACTAAAAATACTTGCAGTTCCAGCTAACGAGGGGGGCTGTGCATACTATAGAATTATCTGTCCAATCAAAAAGCTGCAACAGCTTTATGGAGACAAAGTAGAAGTCCGATGGAACAAGAATCCTCTAGGCATTGACGAATCAAATGGACAATGGAAGAAGGATTGGGACTTTGCTGATATGAAATGGGCTGACATCGTGTTCACCCAGAACCTCTCTAACTTTGGGGGAAACTACACAGCCCGTATTGTCGGTAAGGCTAAAGAGTTTGGTAAGTTTGTCCACTACGATACTGACGATCTTCTTACCAACATTTACGAAGGCCATAGACTTTATCATGTCTATAAAGAGAAGGGCCTAGAGGAGATTACAAAGTTCATTTACAATAACTCTGATCTGGTTACTGTAACCCAACGCAAGTTTGCTGAGAGAGTAAAGCCTTATATTGGTAAGGGCGCAC